ATCGCGGGTTAGACGGTTCCGTTTCGTCGGATAGAGCTGTCGATACTGGTAGTCACTCCAGCCCGTAACCCCTCCCGAAGATACCTGTCAGCGAATCATCCGGTCATTCATACGCCACCGGCGGCTACTTCGTGGGCGTCCTGCCTGTTCGCTGCTGATGAATTAAATCTAACTTAACTTAGCTTTTAGATCAAGAAAAAACACCAAACTACTCTTAGCTTGATGTTAAGAGGAAGATTAGAGGTCGGTTAAAGCTCGTACTGAACGCCTTTGACAACTCCGATGATCAGGCAATTACCGTTAATGGAAATGTTTGGATAGCGAGGATTTAAGGGAACTAAGAACTTTTGAGGCCCATCGATGACGAATTTTTTTATGGTAGCCTCGTTTGTACCATCAAGCCTGGCTACGACTATCTTTCCATGAAGTGGCTCTGCATCAGGATCTACTATGACTGTTGCTCCTTCAGGGATTGTCGGGAGCCCATTAGGGTTTGTCATAGAATCACCTTTAACCTCCAATGCAAAGGAACTATCCCCTATCCGGAGTGATGTTTCGACCCACTTATCTACTTCACTGAAAACTTCTGCTGCTTTACATTCTGTAAACTGTCCAGCCTGAACCCAAGATATCACCGGAATCCTTCGCATCTTGGTTATCAGATTTCCTTCGAATTCAGTGCCATAGAGTATGTAATCAATTGATGTGTTGAAATACTTTGCAAGTTTCGCAAGTGACTCGCCGCCTGGTACATTAACGTCTTTTTCCCAATACCCAACCGCCACATCACTAACACCGCAGAACTTACCCAGTTCTTTTTGCGAGGTTTTGGTTATGCGCCTGAGAGCTTTGATGCGCTGACCGACAGTTTCCATTTGAACACCATAAACAAATTAAAAGACTAAGCAATCTTAGTTTTTATTGACCAAAGTTAGATTGGTTATTAATATCTAATCAAACTTAGCAAAGGGAGGCGTTATGACAACCGATGACATTGAAAACTACTTCGGCAGCACTGAGAAAGTTGCCGAATTTTTTGGAATCACAAGCGAGGCCGTTTACCAGTGGCGTAATAGAACTGGTCGCCTTATCCCGAAAGGACGTGCAGCTGAAGCAGCTTATCGGACCGGGGGAAAATTGATTTTCCATCCCGACCTTTACGAAAAGCGTAGCGAAGCTTCAGTAAAACTCAAACCACAGGAATAAGGAGGGAACCGTGGGTAATGAACCTATTTGGAAAGTCGAACGACAGCCAGCCTGGCTGGTGGCGGCGATAAAAAAAACGATCACCGAGCTACCTGGTGGTTATGCCGAGGCGGCGGAATGGTTGGGCGTGACAGAGAACGCATTGTTTAACCGCCTTCGTGTTGACGGCGACCAGATCTTCCCGCTGGGCTGGGCAATGGTTTTACAACGTGCTGGTGGTTCAACCCATATTGCTGATGCCGTTGCGCGCCAATCTCAGGGCGTATTTGTACCGCTGGCAGATGTTGATGATCTCGATAACGCCGATATCAACCAGCGTCTGATGGAGTCCATTGAGTGGATTGGTCGTCATTCAAATTTTGTACGTAAGGCCACAGCTGATGGGGTAATTGACGCAGATGAGCGGGTTCAGATTGAGGAGAACAGTTATCAGGTTATCGCGAAGTTTCAGGAGCACGTAACGCTTCTTTATCGAGTTTTTTGTGTCGCTGAAAAGAGTGACGCCCGCGAGTGTGCAGCTCCGGGCGCCTTGGCGTGTCGTATCAGTGGAGAAACTAACGCATGAACAGTTTAACGGTAAAGAACCACATACCGCAACTACGTGCATTCCCTGTTCGGGGTTACATCATGTTTCGGTATGAGCGCATGGTATCAGGACGCTGGGTTCCCTGTAACCACAGTCGGGCGATGGCAATTGTGGGGGTATGGCGCCGTAGAGGGGAATCCTTATGCGAGAACTTAACCGCTGGTTCAAAGACCACTACGGCATCCCGGTTCGCGTTATCAGATGGGAGCCGGAAACCCGCCGCGTTATCTACCTGCGTAAAGGCTATGAGCATGAGTGTTTCAGCCCGCTTGAGCAGTTTCAGCGAAAGTTCAGGGAAATAGAGGGCGACTATGAGCACTAAATTGACAGGCTATGTATGGGATGCCTGTGCAGCGTCAGGAATGAAGTTGTCCAGCGTGGCCATCATGGCGCGCCTGGCTGATTTCAGCAATGACGAAGGTGTCTGCTGGCCTTCCATCGAAACAATTGCGAGACAGCTTGGTGCAGGCGTCAGTACTGTCAGAACGGCAATAGCGAAGCTTGAAGCCGATGGCTGGTTGTCACGCAAAGCGCGGCGACAGGGCAACCGAAATGCCTCCAATGTTTATCAGTTGAATGTGGCAAAACTCCAGACAGTTGCATTCGCTCACCTGTCAGATTCTGACCCGTCAAAATCTGACGTATCAAAATCTGACCCGTCAAAATTTGAGCCCTCAAAATCCGGTCAGAATGGCGGTTTTCACCCGTCAGAATCTGGCGGGGATCCGTCAGTAAATTCAACTACTGATCCATCAGGTAAAAAACCTTCTTGTCCGGTTGCGTCGCAACCAGACCCTGAAGTTGTGATCACTGATAACGCCATTCTGGTTTTAACCCATTTGAACCAGGTCAGCGGCTCCCGATATCAGAAGTCTAAAACCTCGCTGGAAAACATTCGTGCACGTCTGCGTGAAGGTTACAGCGTCGCTGATCTGCAACTGGTTATCGACCTGAAACATGAGCACTGGGACGGCAACGATGAGCAGTACCAGTACATGCGCCCTGAAACACTGTTTGGCCCGAAAAAATTTGAGGGGTATCTGCAAAGCGGGATCCGCTGGGACAAGAAGGGGCGTCCGCCACGTGAATCCTGGGGCGAAAAGAAACATGACCCAATGAAGGTCGGTCCGGTTGATACCAAAATTCCAGAGGGATTCAGAGGATGACGTTAAACAAATATTGCCAGGCGCTGGCGGAACTGCGTAGCAAACCAGCCCACGAACTGAAAGAGGTTGGCGATCAGTGGCGTACTCCGGATCTGTTGTTTTGGGGGATCAACGCAATATTTGGGCCGTTGGTTCTGGATCTGTTTGCTGACGACGATAACGCGAAGTGCCCGGTCTGGTACACCGCCGAAGATAACGCGCTGATGCAGGATTGGGCGGAAATGCTGGAGTCAATCGGCGGGGCCGCATTCAGTAATCCACCCTATAGCCGCTCTCAGTACCACGAGAAACAGGCGATCACCGGCATGACCCACATAATGGATCACACAATGGAGATGCGTGAAAAGGGTGGGCGTTACGTGTTCCTCATTAAAGCGGCGACAAGTGAAACATGGTGGCCTGAAGATGCCGATCACATCATGTTTATTCGCGGTCGCATTGGTTTCGATCTCCCTGTGTGGTTTGTTCCTGCTGACGATAAACAGAAACCCACTGGTGCTTTCTTTGCTGGCGCCATTGCAATCTTCGATAAGTCATGGCGCGGCGAGCGTTTCAGCTACATCAGCCGTACCGATCTGGAGGAAAAAGGGAAGGCGTTTATGTCGCTGGTCACATTTGCCGCTGGTAAGGCCCGCCAGGCAGAAACAGTACAACCACCTGCGCCGCTGACATTACCAGAAGTCGAATCGCGTATCTGGCCTCTCGAGGTTGGTCTGGTGTTTAACCAGGTGGATGGAGTCGACGCCCTGACTGAGTCACAGCAGAACAAGCTGAAACGCAATATCAATCAGCTATGGCTTGAACGTATGCCCACCAGCGAGATCATCGCCGTTGCTTCTGCTCAGATGGTCAGCATTCTGGAGGAAAGCGCGTGAAAGAAATTCTCACGGCTCGCCAGCAGCATGTACTGGATACCTTGATCAGCTTTCAACGCGAGCATGGCTATCCTCCAACCAATACAGAACTTTCGGGGCTGCTGGGATGCAGCTCCCCAAATTCCGCTGCGGATCATCTGCGCGCGCTGGAGAGAAAAGGGGCTATCACCCTGACGCGTGGTGTTTCGCGGGGAATAGCCATCAACGATCAGGAGAACGCTGCTGATGCAGATTCCCTGCTGCATGCACTTGTGAATGGTGAGGATGGTGCGAAGGACCGCGCAATTGCCTATCTCAAAAACAAGGGGATCACAGTATGAAACTGGTGCTTCCGTTTCCTCCAAGTGTGAACACGTACTGGCGCGCCCCGAATAAGGGGCCGCTTGCCGGTCGTCACCTGATAAGTGCCAAAGGTCGCCAGTTCCAGTCGTCAGCATGTGCGGCAATCATTGAACAGTTGCGCATGCTCCCTAAGCCGTCATCGTCACCGGCGGCTGTCGAAATAATCCTGTTCCCGCCGGACAACCGGATCCGGGATCTGGATAACTACAACAAAGCGCTGTTTGATGCCCTTACCCATGCGGGGATCTGGGAGGACGACAGCCAGGTAAAAAGAATGCTGGTGGAGTGGGGGCCGATTATCCCGAAGGGGAAAGTGGAAATCACAATCACCAAATTTGAACCGGGGGCGGGTGCAGCCGCCTGATAAGTGGAGAGCAATTATGAATCAGTTAGCAACCGCGGCGTTAACCATGTCCAGCAGTGATATCGCTGATTTAGTGGAATCACGTCATGACCACGTTAAGCGCTCAATTGAACGGCTGGCAGAGCGCGGTGTTATTAAACTCCCCCCGATGGGGGAAGTTAAAAATCACCTCAATCAGTCGGTAGCCGTTTACCTGATAGGAAAGCGGGACAGTTATGTGGTTGTGGCTCAGTTGTCGCCTGAATTCACTGCGCGGCTCGTTGATCGATGGCAGGAACTGGAGCAGGCGCAACAGCTGGCGATCCCTCAGTCATTCTCAGAAGCCCTTCGGCTTGCCGCCGATCTGGCGGAGCAAAAGCAGAAACTAGCCACTGAACTGGCAGCCGCTGCGCCAAAGGTGGAATTTGTCGATCGCTACTGTTCTGCCAGTGGGTCAATGTCGTTTCGACAGGTGGCAAAATTACTTAAGGCAAAGGAAAACGAGTTTCGCCTGTTTCTGATTGATCGCGGCATCCTTTACCGCCTGGGCGGTACGCTTACACCGATGGCGGCGCACATTGATGCGGGACGATTTGAGGTTAAGACGGGGACCTCTGTCACTTCAAACCACGCATTCAGCCAGGCGCGGTTTACTGCTAAGGGGGTGCGCTGGATTGGCGGTCTATGGGCAGAACATATCGCTAAGGGGCAGGCAGCGTGAGAGCTTTGTTAACACCGGAAATAGCCCACCGAATGGGGGTTGTGCTTTTCCGTCCCGGTGCTGAACTGATGCCGCTATTCATGCGCGGTCGGGTCTTACTTGAGCCAGAACCTGAAACCATGGCCTCTTACGATACTGGTTATGTGCCGGCAGCGGTTCAGCCACTGGCAGACGATCCAGTAATGAGTGAGATATTTGAGGATCAGCGCGTTATTCTGCGCGCTGGTGGATTGTCTTCGCTTGATGGCTGGTTAAACAAAAAGTTCGAATGCCAGTGGCCACATTCAACATGGCACGACAAGAATTTCACGATAATGCGCCATCAGCCTGGTAGCATCCGGTTGTGCTGGCACTGCGATCACACCCTCGCTGGTCAATACACGAAACAGCTTGCAGGTATAGCCAGCAAAAACCTGGTATCCTGGATTTTGTCAGTCATTCGAACAGATTTAGGTTTCTCTGAGTCGCATGTTCTGACTCTCCCGGAGCTGTGCTGGTGGATGGTCAGAAATGATCTGGGTGAAGTGATCCCGGAAAGCGTTGCACATAAAGCGCTGCGACTACCGTGTGAAGAGCCGAAATCCATCATGCGAGAAAGCGATATTGTGCCCTCGTTACCGGCCACCAGCATTTTGCAGGAGAAGGCGAAGAAGGTACTGACACTCAGGATTGATCCGGAATCGCCGGAAAGTTTCATGCTACGCCCGAAGCGGAGACGCTGGGAAAATGAGAAATACACGCGCTGGGTGAAGGCCCAGCCGTGCGCCTGCTGTGGTATGCAGGCGGATGATCCGCACCACCTGATAGGTCACGGTCAGGGTGGCATGGGGACAAAAGCGCATGACCTCTGGGTGTTGCCTTTGTGCAGAAAGCATCACGACGAGTTACATGCGGATACCGTGGCATTCGAAGAGAAATACGGCTCGCAACTGGAGTTGATATTTCGTTTTATCGATCGCGCGCTTGCAATTGGCGTGCTGGCATAAGTGGAGAAAAAAAATAATGACGCCTCGTCAAAAACGTTCGCATCGGGCAGCGCTGGAAAAGGCAGCGATAGCGCCGCGCAAAAGCTGGCTGGGGAAAAGCATGCTCCTGACCGATATCCAGTCTGGATGGATCAAATCTCTTCTCGCTGTATGGGGTGAAAGCGTTCGCGGTGGAGTAGCTCCCCGAAAACCATGCGGACATTCATGCTGGAACGTAATCAGAGGGGGGAACTGGTCTGATAAAGCGCTCGAGCGTTTTACCGTCGCGTTGAACCAAGCGAGGGATGAGGGATTCCGTGGTGAGCAGGCGTTACGGCGGGCCCGCTTAATTCTCTGGCCCGAGCCGCAGGTCAGTATAATTGATGAGGCCATCAATAGTGATGATGTTGAGTTCGTCGAGGAGTCTGTCCTTCAGGCTTTCGACCTGAACGATCCTGTTTATGTGGTTGGATGCCAGTATTACACCACAAGGAAAAAAATCTCGGACATCACCAGAGAATTGCAGGTTATCGCGCCCTAGCTGACTGATGGAGAGGCCAGAAAACGAGTGCGCTGGTGTCTGGAAATCTTCAGAGCAAAGGTTTTTCTGTCCTCACGAAAGCTATTATCCGAATAGTCGCAAAAGGAATATTTTAGCTATTAGTGCTATTTTTAACTGGCAGAGTTGAAAACGGGCCAGGAAGTTAGCTAATGTGTTTATGCTTGGCAGGGCTGCGCCACGATGGCAGCAATGAGAAGCGACAATTTGATTATGACGAGATCCCCGCTGGTCGGGGCTTTTGCTTTCCGGCGATACGACAGGGGTATTCGCGAGGTGCATTGCATCAGTACCCCTGTCATATCGCCGACAGCCGTTGAAGCAAGTTTAACCAACTAGGTTTAAAGTCGTTATCATTTCAATATCTTCAGGTCTTTGAGCTGACTGAATTTTTATCGACAGGTTTTCCATGGTGGACGGGTTAGTGTTAGCCATTACTATCACGGTTCCCGATACACTAAACTTCCCATGTGTCGAACACGTATAATCGTGAAAATCCCCTCTGATAGGGCCTAAGGTCAACGGCAAGTTACAGGCCGGACAGTGTGTCAGAATATTATTGTTGATAGTCATAATTTCTCCTTCGGTAAATAGCTAAAAATAAGCAATTTATTGTGTTATTGATGTGATTCGACACTGTTTTGCATAATAAAATCCGCGGCAGAGCGTGGGCAATACTTAAAATCGAACAATATGGATTGTAGTCACTGGCGTACCCACGACCAGTTGAGGCGCTTGCAAAACAACACACATACCAAATCATTATTATTTTCATTAAGGTCATGCATCTGCGTGGCCTTTTCTATTTCAGGCTCATGGGAATCAATCACTACGTGCTTTGTTGAAAATCCAGCCCGTGAAGCCTGATTCTCTTTCCCCTCATTTCTGAGAGGACTCACAGCAATAAGAGGGGGCTAAATGTCCGATCCTGTTTCTGGCACTACTGTAGCGGCTGGTGGACTGATGGGGGCCAGCATGTTTGGCCTGGCAACCGGCATTGATTACGGCGTAGTGTTTGGTTCCTTTGCAGGTGCAGTGTTCTACGTTGCGACGGCGGTGAACATCAGCCGCTTTAAGCTGGTGGGATATTTCATCACGTCATTCATCTTTGGCGTTCTTGGCGCTCCGCTAGTTGGCTCGTTTTTTTCTAAATGGACTGGATACAGCGACAGGCCACTTGACGCGCTGGGTGCGGTACTCGTTGCAGCAATTGCCATTAAGCTACTGACTTTCGTCAACAGCCAGGATTTGGGTAGCCTGTTTGGCATTCTCTCTCGTTTGCGCGGAGGAGGGACCAGTAATGGTAACAAGTGATCCTTCAGCGATGATCAATGCGTTAATCTGCGGGGTCATCGTTCTTGTTCTGATGTTCTACCAACGTGACGGTGCGAGACATCGCCCGATGATATCTATGCTGGCTTACTTTGTTGTGCTGATATATGCCAGCATCCCGTTCCGGTATCTGTTCGGCCTCTATCAGGAGTCTCACTGGATGGTGGTCATCGTCAATCTGATCATCTTTGCCATCGTGCTTCGCGCTCGGGGGAACTTGGCACGCTTAATTAACATTCTTCAGAAATAAAAAAGGGAAGCGCGACATCTCCGCTTCCCTGAAAGTTCGAGGCTTTGTGTTGTTTTAATGAGGTGGAGTGTCGACTTTAGTCAAACTCTGTTTCGCGGGTATTACATCACATCCTTTGATTTGAGTTTTGTCCTGCCTCAATTTCGGATTAATCACATGAAACAATCACAATTTCAGCAGGCGGCTGGTATAAGCGCCGGATTAGCTGCGCGCTGGTTTCCGCACATTGATGCGGCAATGAAAGAGTTTGGCATCACAGCAATTAATGATCAGGCCATGTTCATTGCACAAGTCGGGCATGAATCTGCTGGTTTTACCTCTCTGGTAGAGAGCTTCAACTACTCGGTAAACGGGCTGAAGAAAACATTTGGTAAGCGCCTGACGCCGTATCAGTGCGAAATGCTGGGGCGCGTTGATGGTAAGCAGGTCGCTCACCAGCCGCAAATCGCCAATCTGGTTTACGGTGACCGCATGGGTAATAACAGCCCGGGTGACGGCTGGAAATATCGCGGTCGCGGCCTACTGCAAATCACTGGACGTGAGAACTACACCAAATGTGGTTCGGCGCTGAAGCTTGACCTTGTCAGTACGCCAGAACTTTTGACGCAAGAGCGACATTCGGCCCGTTCGGCGGCGTGGTATTTCACGCTACGCGGTTGTCTCCTGCATTCGGGGGATGTGGAACGCGTCACGCAAATTATCAACGGCGGGCAGAACGGCATTCAAGACCGCCGTGAACGTTACGCCAAAGCTAAAGCTGCACTGGTGTGAGGTCATATGGGACTTGAAATGATTATTGGCCTGGTTGTTGCTGTCCTGGCAGCAATTGCAGGTGCTTTTGGTCTGGGTAAATCACGCGGTACTAACATCGCTGAGACAAAAGCGAACCAGCAACGTACTGAAGAACGTGCTGCAGCTACTGAAGCCGTTGCAGAACGCCGGGTAGAGACAACAAAAGGAGCCAGGGATGTACAGCAAAATGTTAGTCATCTTCCTGATGACGATGTTGATCGCGAGCTGCGCAACGAATGGACCCGTCCCGGTAGTCGTTGATACTGCCTGTGACTGGGTGAGTGCGATTCGCCTCACTGAGCACGACATTGAAGTGATGGACCGCCAGACGAAGAAAGACATACTGGCGCATAACAAATCGTGGCAGGCGAATTGTAAAGCAACCCGTTCAAAAAGTGGCTAAAGAAACCTGCAGACCCTCCGATAATAAGACCTTAACTTTAAAGGGCATTAAGGGCGCTAAATGTTAGTTAAGAATGTCGAGAAAAAGATCTGGGATGTTCAGGGTTTTGATGTTGTGTTTAAGACTCCTGAAGGTGTGAATGTACGCGGCGATAAGCGTGACATGCCAGGTTATCAGGGTAAAAGAGCCTCTAAAAATGACATGACAGTCAGTGAGTGGAAAGAGAAGCATTTCAAAAAAATGTATCCCGGATACGATTGCGATGTTCTCTTAGGTGACGAAGAACCAGCTCATGGGTTAACCAAACTTGGAACAGTGCGTGACTCCTATCAGGATGGTGATGATCTTTAAGTGATCATTATCGAAAGCTTTTCAGTATGAGAAAGCCGCCTCCGGGCGGTTTTTTATTGCCATCACCATGGGCAGACCCATCGTAATGGCTTAAGGAGGGCCATCAATGCCGCCTCGCACCCCAAAGGCTTGTCGTGTTCGCGGCTGCCGTTCGACAACAACAGACCCATCAGGTTACTGCGAATCTCATAAAGGCGAAGGCTGGAAATCCTATAAACCGGGACAATCCAGACAGCAGCGCGGATATGGATCGAAGTGGGAAGTCATCAGGGCGCGGATACTAAAGCGTGACAAAGGGCTGTGTCAGAGCCATCTTCGGCAGGGAGTCGTGAAGCAGGCTTCCTGTGTCGACCACATCAAAGCGAAGGCTCACGGCGGCACTGATGAAGACAGCAACCTTGAGAGTCTGTGCTGGTCGTGTCACGCAGCGAAGACCGCGCGTGAGCGGCTCAAGTGAGAATTGATGTCATCATCAGCCAGGGGAGGGGGAGGTCGAATCTCTGCGACCGCGCGCCTTCCGGACTGCCCGCCTCATCAAATTTTTACGCGCCGAAAATAAGAAACTTTTTTCCGGAAGGTTTCGCCTATTGGATTGGAGGTTTTGATGGGTACTGCTGTGCGATCTTCCGGTGGTGGCCGTAAGCGCAATTTGCCTCAGGGCCTGAAAAGCAAGCTGACCAGGATTGCGCCGCCGGATGAGTTAATGAGCGATATAGCGATCCGCATCTGGAAAACGCAGAGCAAAATTTTAATTGAGCGGGGCGTTTTTGATCTTGAAGACGCGCCGCTACTCCTGGCGTACTGCAATGCGTTTCACCTGATGGTTGAAGCCGAAAAAGTCATCGCGAAAGACGGTCTGACGGTATCAAGTGAAATGGGGGGAGAGAAAAAACATCCGGCGGTCAATGTCCGCAATGACTCCGTTTCGCAACTCGCCCGTCTGGGCTCACTTCTCGGGTTAGACCCGCTCAGCCGCATAAGAATGACCAGCGGTAAAAATGATCCGGACGATGAAGGGAATGAATTTGATGAGTTTGACTGATGGCTACATATCCGAACGTCAATGCGGCGAACCAGTATGCGCGGGACGTCGTGAACGGGAAGATACTGGCCTGCCGGTTAACCATTCTTGCCTGTCAGCGACATCTGGACGACCTGGAACGCGCCAAAGATCCACGCTGGCCTTACCGCTTCGATAAAAATAAAGCAGAACGTTTCCTTCGCTTTTCCCAGAAGATGCCGCACACATCCGGTGAGTGGGCTCGCCGTAAACTGCGTATTGATTTTGAACCCTGGCAGAAATTTGCGCTGGGCGTGCCGTTTGGCTGGGTGCGTAAGGATAATGGTTTTCGTCGCTTCACTGAGATTTACATCGAGGTGCCACGTAAAAACGGCAAATCGGCGATCGCGGCGGCCGTTGGTAATTATATGTTCTGCGCCGATGGGGAGTACGCAGCGGAAGTTTACTGTGGCGCCACGACGGAAAAACAGGCCTGGAAAGTCTTTGCCCCTGCTCTGGCAATGGTGAAAAAGCTTCCGGCTCTGCGCCAGAAGTTCAGCATCAAACCCTGGGCGAAGAAAATGACGCGCCCGGATGGCTCCCTGTTCGCACCCGTTATCGGTGACCCAGGCGACGGAGATTCACCCTCCTGCGCCATCATCGACGAATATCACGAGCACGATACTGATGCGCTCTATACCACGATGACTACCGGGATGGGGGCGAGGGAGCAGCCCATCACGCTGATCATCACCACGGCAGGCTTTGATATTGCCTCTCCTTGTTATGAAAAACGCGCTCAGGTGGTCGAGATACTGGAGCGTATCCGGGAAGGTGGTGAAAACGAGGCAATTTTCGGGATCATTTATACCCTGGATGATGACGATGACTGGACGCAGCCGGAGGCGCTGATCAAAGCCAACCCGAATTACAACATTTCGGTGAAAGAGGGATTCCTCAAGGCCAAGCAGCTGCTGGCGATGTCCACGCCCAGCCAGACCAACAAAATTCTCACCAAGCATTTCAATAAATGGGTGAGTTCAAAAGCAGCTTACTACAACCTGCAGAAGTGGATGGCCGCAGCAGATAAGACGCTCAGACTGTCCGATTTTGCGGGGGAAGAGTGTTATCTCGGTATCGACCTGGCTTCAAAGCTTGACCTTAACGCGGTGGTACCCGTTTTCCGCCGGGAAATCGACGGAGTAAGCCATTACTACTGCGTTTCGCCTCAGTTCTGGGTGCCAGAGGATACCGTGTATTCGACGGATCCGGCGCTAAAAACTACCGCCGATCGCTACCAGTCCTTTGTTAATCAGGGCGTGCTGGTTCCGTCTGACGGCGCAGAGGTGGATTATCGCCTTATTTACGAAGCGATCTTGAATTTACGGCAGACGGTGAAAATAGCGGCCAGCCCGATTGATCCCTATGGCGCCACCGGCCTTTCCCATATGTTGCAGGATGAAGGGCTGGAGCCCGTCACCATCACCCAGAACTACACCAACATGAGCGACCCGATGCGAGAGATTGAGGCTGCAATCGCTGCTGGCCGCTTCCATCATGACGGTAATCCTCTGATGACCTGGTGCATCTCTAACGTTGTCGGCAAGTATTTACCGGGTAGTGATGATGTTGTGCGTCCGGTGAAAGAGGGTGCCGGTAACAAAATCGATGGTGCAGTTGGCCTGATGATGGGGGTTGGCCGCGCGATGTTGAATGAGCCGAAAGACTTCCTTTCTAACCTCGATCCTGATGAGGAACTGTTATTCCTGTGAAATCACTAATTATCGATGTGGCCGGGCTGGCAGGCTTTGGCGCACTGGTGGGAGGCGTTTACCTCAGATTTGGCGCAGCGATAGCTCTCATGGCTGGTGGTAGTGGCCTGCTTATGTGGGCGTTGCTGGCCGCCAGGAGAATAAAATCATGCTGATTGACGCCATTTTCAGAAGCAACTCGCTGGAAAACCCTGCAGTTCCGATCACAGTTGAAGCCGCCGAAAATGACGGCATTTTTAACGGCGACGTGATCGTTAATCCCCGGACCGCAATGAAACTGGCGGCGGTGTATGCCTGTATCTACGTTATTTCGTCCAACGTTGCGCAGATGCCCCTGCACGTCATGCGGCGCACTGGGAAAAAGGTTGAAACCGCACGCGATCACCCCGTTTTTTACCTGGTTCATGATGAACCAAACGCCTGGCAGACCAGCTATAAATGGCGCGAGCTGAAGCAGCGGCACATTCTGGGCTGGGGAAATGGTTACACGCAGGTAATCCGGCACCGCCGGACCGGTGAAGTGACCGGGCTTGAAGCGTGCATGCCCTGGGAAACAACGCTGCTCAACACCGGCGGACGTTATACCTACGGTGTTTATAACGAAGAGGGTTCCTTTGCCATTAATCCTGACGACATGATCCACGTCAGGGCGCTGGGCAATGATCAAAAAACGGGGCTCAGTCCGGTACTGCAGCACGCTGAAACAATTGGAATGGGCATGAGCGGGCAGAAGTACACGGAAAGTTTTTTCAGCGGTAATGCAAGGCCAGCGGGCATCGTTTCAGTCAAAGGGGAGTTGAATGACAACTCATGGAAAAGACTGAAAGAGATGTGGCAAAAAGCTACAGCGATGCTGCGCAGCCAGGAAAACAGGACGATGCTTATCCCGGCTGATCTGGACTATAAGGCGCTGACTGTCTCTCCGGTCGATGCCCAGCTCATCGATATGATGAAACTCAACCGTTCAATGATTGCCGGGATTTTCAACGTGCCGGCGCACATGATCAATGACCTCGAAAAAGCCACTTTCTCCAACATATCCGAACAGGCGATTCAGTTTGTCCGCTACACAATGATGCCGTGGGTAACGAACTGGGAGCAGGAGCTTAACCGCAGGTTATTTACCCGTGCCGAACGGCAGGCCGGATATTACGTCAGGTTTAATCTGGCCGGTCTGTTGCGCGGTACCGCAAAAGAGCGCGCGGAGTTCTATCACTTCGCCATTACCGATGGATGGATGAGCCGCAACGAGGCGCGCGCCTTTGAGGATATGAACCCGAAAGACGGTCTTGATGAAATGCTGGTCAGCGTCAACGCCTCCCAGCCAGCCCAAACTAAAACCCAGGAGAACACTCCAGATGAGTGAGCGAGAAATTCGCTGTTACAGCGGCGAGGTGCGCGCTGAAACGCACGACAGCGAACCCAGCAGGATCATCGGTTACGGTTCGGTTTTTGACAACCGTTCCGAACTGATTTTTGGTTCGTTTCGCGAAATTATCCGGCCCGGTGCGTTTGATGATGTGCTGAAAGACGATGTCAGGGCGCTGTTTAACCACGATCCAAATTTTATTCTCGGGCGCACCCGCGCGAACACACTGGCACTGACCGTGGATGAACGCGGCCTGCTCTACGACATCACTGCGCCAGAAACCCAGACAATCCGCGATCTGGTACTGGCACCGATGCAGCGCGGGGATATTAACCAGTCCTCTTTTGCTTTTCGCGTCGCCCGAGATGGCGAGGAGTGGTACCAGGATGATGACGGCGTCGTTATCCGGGAAATTACCCGCTTTTCCCGTCTGCTGGATGTCAGCCCTGTGACATATCCGGCGTACCAGGAGGCAGATTCCGCCGTCCGCTCAATGAAAGCCTGGCAGGAGGCGCGCGACAGTGGCGCGCTGGCGCAAGCCATTAATCAACGAATGGCGCGTGAGCGCCTGCTGAATCTTCTTAACGCGTAAGGAAAAAACATGAAACTGCACGAACTGAAGCAAAAACGTAACACCATCGCTACTGATATGCGTGCGCTGCACGAAAAAATTGGTGATGCGACCTGGACTGATGAGCAGCGTACTCAGTGGAACGCCGCAAAGTCTGAACTGGATGCACTTGATGAACAAATCGGGCGTCTGGAGGAACTGCGTCGCCTCGATCAGGCACACGTTGAAGATCATGAGGATGAGCAACGTCGGCAGCAACGTAACAATACACCGGAAGAGCAAAGTGCTGAGCGTCGCGCCGCGGCGTTTGATAAGTTCCTGCGTCACGGCTTCAGCGAACTGTCCGCTGAAGAGCGTCAGGCAGTTAAAGAGCTGCGGGCCCAGGGTACGACGCCGGACGCTAAAGGTGGTTACACCGTACCGACGCAGATGTTGAATAAAATCGTCGACTCGATGAAAGCCTATGGTGGAATCGCCAGCGTGGCGCAGATCCTCAATACTTCGAATGGTCAGGATATTACCTGGTCGACCTCCGACGGTACTGCGGAAGAAGGCGAACTCCTGGGTGAAAACACCGAAGCATCTGAAGAGGATGTAAGTTTCGGCACTGCGACTCTGGGCGCTAAAAAGTTGTCGTCCAAAATCATCCGTGTATCCAATGAGCTTTTACAGGATAGTGGTGTTGATATCGAAGCGTACCTGGCTGCGCGTATTGGCCAGCGAATTGGGCGCGGTGAAGCCAAATATATTGTTCAGGGAACCGGCGCAGGTACACCGGTACAGCCTAAAGGCCTGGTCGCGTCGGTCACCGGTACTGTAAATACTGCTGCTGCCGCAACATTCACCTGGCAGGAAATGAACAAGCTGAAACATGCTATTGATCCGGCTTACCGTGGTGGCCCTAAATACCGCTGGGCATTTAATGATTCGACCCTTCAGGTGATTGAAGAAATGGTAGATGGTCAGAATCGCCCACTGTGGTTACCGGATGTCGCAGGCGGCACCCCGGCAACGATCCTGAATATCCCGTATGTTATTGACCAGGCTATTGATGGTATTGCTGCGGGTAAGAAATTCGCGTTTCTCGGTGACTTCGACCGCTTCATTATTCGTCGTATCACCTATATGACGCTGAAGCGCCTGGTTGAACGTTATGCTGAGTACGATCAAACAGCATTCCTGGCATTTCACCGTTTTGACTGTGTCCTTGAAGACGTGGCAGCCATCAAAGCGCTGGTGGGCAAGCCGGCATAACCGAAAACCTGATGTAACCAGTACCGCGAAAGCGGTTTTTTTATGCCCGCCGTCTGGCGGGCATGGAGATATCTATGCTGCTGACACTCCCAGAAATCAAGGCGCAGCTGCGGCTGGATGAAGATTTTACTGATGAGGATCCTTTTCTCGAACTGCTTGGTAGCGCGGTTCAGGCGCGAACAGAATCATTTTTGAACCGTAAACTATACGAGAAAGATGAAGCCATTCCGGAGGAAGATTCAGAAGGACTGGTTCTGACTGATGATGTAAGACTTGGAATGCTCCTGCTGTTGACTCATTACTATGAAAACCGGTCTTCGGTCAGTGAAGTTGAAAAGAGCGAAATGCCGTTGGCGTATAACTGGCTGGTTGGGCCATACAGGTTTATTCCGCTATGAAGCTACGACAAGCGCAGACCAGCGCAACTTATCTGCTGCCAGACCCCGGGGAACTTGATAAACGGGTGCTTATCCGTCAGCGGGTTGACTCACCTTCTGATGACCTTGGCACAATGCCGGTTTACCCCATTTCGTTTAAAGCGTGGGCGAAGGTGGTACAGACCAGCGCGACCACATACCAGGAGACAGCCCAGACGGATAATGCCATCACTCACTACATCACTTTGCGTTATCGCCGGGGGATTACCAGCGATTTTGAGGTGGTGCAGGGGGATGAGGTTTATCGCGTTAAGCGGGTTCGGGACCTGAACAGCAAGCGGCGGTTCCTGTTGCTTGAATGCACTGTACTGGGCGCGGAGCCAGCATCAACCGGAGGGAGCGGTAATGGCACAACCCTTTTTACACGTTGATTTTCAGCAACCAAAGGAAATGCGCTTCAACCGCGCGCGGGTGCGGCGGGCGTTTGTCCATATCGGGCAGAGGCACATGCGTGATGCGCGCCGGCTGGTAATGCGTCGTGGGCGATCAGAAGGTGGTGAAAACCCTGGTTACCAGACTGGTCGACTGGCGAAATCCATCGGCTATATGGTGCCAAAAGCAAGCGGGCGACGACCGGGGTTTATGACCCGTATTGCACCAAACCAGCGAAACGGGCAGGGAAACAGAATGATCACCGGTGACTTTTACCCGGCATTTCTTTTCTACGGTGTCCGTGGCGGTGCACGTCGTCAGCGTAGTCACCATCGTGGAGCGTCTGGCGGTAGCGGCTGGCGTCTTGCTCCGCGTAATAACTTCATGGTTGAGACACTGCAAAAAAACAGTCCGTGGACGCGGTACTACCTTGCCCGTGAGTTGCGTCAGTCACTTAAGCCGGAGAAACGCCGCTGATGAAACTTTCACCCATCATTGCAACACTACGGGCAAACTGCCCCGTTTTTGAGAACCGTATAGCCGGTGCTGCTCAGTTTAAAGATCTGCCTGAAATCGGAAAAATGCGACTCCCGGCGGCATATGTTGTTCCCGGTGATGATTCCCCCGGAGAGCAAAAAAGCCAGACAGATTACTGGCAGGATCTTACCGAGAGTTTCTCGGTGATTGTTTTTGTCAGTAATGGCCGGGATGAGCGAGGGCAGTTCGCATCATACGATGTGGTTCACGACATCCGGCAGGTGTTGTTCAAAGCACTTCTCGGATGGAATCCGGAGGAGCGTGGAAACCCTGTCACCTATGCCGGTGGAACATTGCTGGATGTGAATCGCCACGAACTCAGCTATCAGTTCGATTTCACTGTTGAGAATGAGCTGACTGAGGATGATACGCGTCAACAGGATGAGCTTAATAGCCTTGATGAATTCAGAACGCTTTCCATTGATGTGGACTTTATTGATCCGGGGAGTGGTCCTGATGGTGATATTGAGCTTCACACTGAAATAAATCTCCCTTCCTGAGAGGCCATATGTTTGTAAAACCCGCAAAAGGGCGGTCAGTTCCTGACCCTGCCCGAGGCGACCTTTTGCCCTCTGAAGGGCGAAATGTTGAAGAGAATAACTACTGGCTGCGGCGCGTCGCGGCTGGTGATGTTCGGCGCGTTAATAAAAAGGTGAAAGCCAATGACGATTAGTATGAACACCATCCCATCGAGCACGCTGGTACCGCTGTTTTATGCGGAAATGGATAGCTCGGCGGCGAATACCACCCAGGATTCCGGTCCTGCTCTTTTGATCGGCTACGCCAATGCGGACGCGACGATTGAGAAGGAAAGTCTGATCCTGATGCCTTCTAAAGATTATGCGCGTCAGATTTGCGGTCCGGGTAGCCAGCTAGCCCGCATGGTTACCGCATACCGCGAAACCGATCCGTTTGGCGAGTTGTACATTATTGCGGTACCGGAAGCCACAGGTGCTGCCGCGACTGTAACGATTACAGTGACAGGCGCCGCGACGGAAACCGGTACAGTGAATCTTTATATCGGACGCACCCGTGTGCAGGCTGCAGTAATCAATGGGGATGATGTTGCCGCCGTTGCTACTGCGATCAGTGCAGCAATCAATGCCAATGCTGACCTTCCGTTTACCTCTGCTGCGGCCGCTGGCGTGGTCACACTGACCGCTCGCCATAAAGGTTTGTGCGGTAATGAAATTCCGGTATCTCTGAATTATTACGGTTTTGGTGGTGGTGAGGTGCTTCCGGCAGGTATTCAGATTGCAGTGGCCTCTGGTACGGCAGGAACCGGTGCGCCGGTACTTACCGGAACGATCGCGGCGATGGCCGATGAACCGTTTGACTATATCGGTCATCCTTTCAATGATGCGGCTTCTGTGAACACGCTGTCGAACGAAATGAACGATACCAGCGGTCGCTGGAGTTATGCCCGCCAGTTATATGGCCATGTGTACACAGCCAAACTGGGTACACTTTCCGAGCTGGTTACCGCCGGAGATATGTTCAATCTTCAGCATATTACCCTGGCCGGTTACGAAAAGGAGACTCAGACGCCTGCCGATGAACTGGCGGCAAGTCGCACCGCTCGTGCTGCGGTATTCATCCGGAATGATCCGGCACGACCGACACAGACCGGGGAACTGGTTGGAATGTTGCCAGCCCCGAAGGGCAAGCGCTTTACCATGACAGAGCAGCAGTCTCTTTTGTCGCATGGTGTCGCTACCGCATATGTTGAAAGCGGCATTCTGCGCGTTCAGCGCGACGTCACCACGTATAAGAAAAACGCGTATGGTTCTGCGGATAACAGTTATCTTGACAGTGAAACCCTGCATACCAGCGCATACGTTCTGCGCCGCCTCAAGTCAGTGATTACCAGTAAATACGGCCGTCATAAACTGGCGAACGACGGTACCCGTTTTGGCCCCGGTCAGGCAATTGTGACGCCGTCGGTCATCAAAGGTGAGTTACTGGCAACGTATCGCCAGCTGGAACGTGCGGGCATCGTTGAAAATTATGAGCTCTTCAAGAAGTACCTGATTGTTGAGCGTGATGCTAATGATCCGAACCGCCTGAACACGCTGTTCCCACCTGATTATGTCAACCAGTTGCGCGTCTTTGCAGTGGTTAACCAGTTCCGTCTTCAGTATCCAGAGGAGGCCGCATAATGGCGAAGATTGGTGGTACCTGTTATTTCAAAGTAGACGGTCAGCAGCTATCAATGACCGGCGGCATTGAGGTGCCGATGAACACGAAGGTCAATGATGATGTCATTGGGCTGGATGGTTCAGTGGATCGCAAAGAGACGCACCGCGCGCCTTATGTTAAGGGTACTTACAAGGTACCGAAGGATTTTCCCGTCAGCAAAATTACAACAGCAGATCAGATGACGATTACCGCCGAACTGGCGAATGGTCAGGTCTATGTTCTGTCGTCTGCCTGGCTGCATGGAGAAGCAAACCATAATGCTGAAGAAGGCACGGTGGATCTTGAATTTCACGGTGAAGAAGGAGATTACCAGTAATGCAGGAACTTGAACTAGGTCACCCGATCACTGCACACGGCGAAACGCTCAGTGTCCTGGAGTTTAACGAGCCGACGGGGAAAGATGTCCGCGAGTTGGGTTATCCCTATCAGATGAACCAGGACGAGTCGATCAAACTCCAGGCGCACATCATCGCGAAATATATTGTCCGGCTGGCAAATGTGCCGCTAAGCACCGTTGACCAGATGTCTCCTGGTGATCTAAATGCTGCTGGTTGGCTGGTGGCTGGTTTTTTCCTCCAGGGCTGACGGCGGAATATCTCACTGATCGCTATTTTGACTGCGCCAGTTACTGGCGCATTAACCCTTTTGAATTACTGAACAAGCCAATCAGTGAGATCCCTTTACTGGTCAGCCAGGCAAACAGGATAGAAGAGGAGAAGCGGATCAATGGCTGAGTTTGAACTAAAAGCGCTCATCACCGGTGTCGATAAGCTTTCTCCTGCGCTTTCTCGGATGCAAAAAAACATCCGTAGTTTTAAACGCCAGGCAGAGGCAAGTTCGAAAGGTGGGCTTGGGATGGCCGCAGGGCTTGCTGCTGGGCTAACACTGTCGCTGAAAACGTACGCCGATCAGGAAAACGCGGCTACGGGCCTTAAGGTTGCCATGATGCAGGCGAATGGGGAGGTCGGGAAAAGCTTCAAAAGCATCAATAAATTGGCAGTCGGACTGGGTAACCAGCTGCCTGGTACAACGGCAGACTTTCAGAACATGATGCAGATGCTGGTGCGGCAGGGTATTCCCGCTGAAAACATCCTCGGCGGAGTAGGTAAAGCCACGGCTTACCTGGCTGTTCAGTTGAAGAAAACACCGGAGGCTGCGGCTGAGTTCGCGGCAAAGATGCAGGATGCAACTGGCACAGCCTCAGATGACATGATGGGGTTATTCGATACGATCCAGAAAGCCTTTTACCTGGGCGTTGACGATACCAATATGCTGTCGTTTTTTACAAAAACCAGCTCCGTGCTTCAGATGATAAATAAGGATGGGCTTAAAGCAGCGCAAGGTCTGGCGCCGATCAGCGTAATGATGGACCAGATGGGCATGCAGGGCGAGTCGGCAGGTAACGCCGTACGCAAAGTCATTCAGGCAGGCCTCAGTGTCAAAAAGGTCAATGATGTTAATAAGGTGCTGGCGCGTCAGAAGCTGGGAATTAACCTGGACTTTACTGACGGTAAAGGCAGTTTTGGCGGGCTGGACAATTTATTCCAGCAATTAGCCAAGCTCAAAAGCCTGTCAGACGTGAAGCGTACCGGGGTAATGAAAGCTTTGTTCGGCGATGATGCTGAAACACTACAGGTAGTTAACGCGCTGATCGACAAAGGCAAGGATGGGTACGATCAGGTTCAACAAAAAATGAACCGCCAGGCCAACCTGAATAGCCGTGTTCAGGCCCAACTTGGAACATTAACCAACCTCTGGGAGGCAATGACCGGCACAGCCACCAACGGTCTCGCAGCAATGGGTAGCGCGTTTTCTGGTGATGCGAAAAGAATAACAATATGGCTGGGGGATCTTGGTGAGCGCTTCACGAAGTTTGCCGATGAGAATCCGCGAGTTATAAGGGGGGCATTTGGGCTGGCTGCCGGATTGACTGTCTTAAAACTGGGGTTTATGGGAGTGGGAGGTGCTATCGGTATCGTGAGCCGGGTATTATCCATGTCTCCAATCGGTATGATCGCTACTGGCATTGCCATGGCTGCTGGTTTAATTATTTCTAACTGGGATGTTATTGGGCCATATTTTAAAAAGCTATGGGATACGGTTGGTCCTTATTTTGAAACTGGATGGGGAATACTCAAAAAGGTATTCGACTGGTCCCCACTTGGGCTCATTATTAACAACTGGGGACCTATAGTTAAATGGTTTCAGGACATGTGGGACAAACTCAAGCCTATTATCGAGTGGTTTACTGATAGTGCCAGTGATACGGTCGCTGCCGCAAACGCCGCGCAGTGGGGAGCCGGTGGTTACGGCGCGTATGGTACAGGGGTGGCTAGTTCAGGATATAACCCTTATCAGATCAAGCAGGGAACGGCGACTCAACCGAAAGGAACCATCACCGTTGAATTCAAAGGTGCTCCACAAGGAATGAGTGTTACTGA